CACGACTTGAACAGTTTTCCGGTAGGAAAACACCCTTCTACTCGAAGCAATTCTACTCCTTATAATAGGAACCTAAGTGACAGCGTAGGTCCACATAACCTCTTGCGTCCCACAAGCGCGTACTCTTCAAAGAAGAACTTGTCGCTGCCGCTAAGCCATCTAGGATCAGTATCTCTCTCAAAGAGACGAGGCTTATCCAACTGGAACATGTCAAAGCGACGAGGTGTAGGAATTAACTGGAAAGCTGACTTGTAACTACATGCATAGCTCCGAAGAACATTCTCCGCTCCGATACACGGTTTATCACCATATACCCTGAAATTCTCAGGAAAGACTGCCTTCTTAGTCAGCTCTTCGATTGGAGCATCTGGCTTACCCTTATTCCAAACTGCACCCAAGAAATGGACTGAACCAACCACCGTCTTCTCATCATCATGCAACTGCAATCCAAATCGATTCAAGTAATTTGCCATCTCAGAAAGAGAAAAAGGACCACAATGTTGTAGAATGACGTCGTCTCCGAGCACATACAGCTGCCTAGGTCCAAAAGTTAATTTAAATTTGGATTTGAGGGCATAACATAGTGCAACATTGACGACACTGTCGATCATCTGTGTAAAATATGATCCGCTAGGTACTCCGTGATTCTTTCCAGTATACAGATGTCCATCAGGCATAACTATTGGAGTGTGTATAAAGTACTTGATCAACGTTTCCCACCCGAGCGCATCTTGATCCTCCCTACTGAACCAAGTTGCGAGACATACAAAAGCTCTTCTTATCATTTCCGCACTTAGAGTAGTGTCATACTTTGAATAATCCAAGCAAATAGTAGTACCCGGTTTCCCTTCGAAATAACATGCTAGCTTAGCTCCGAGCTCGGTTTTCGTCATACCGAAGGCCATAGGCGTAGCTCGCTTTTTGAAAGTGTCGATGAGCGGTCGTGCAAATCTCGCCTCCATAATTGTCATCTCTAAGGGATATCCCCAGACAAGTCTGGTTTTATTTCCCTTTTGCGTCCTTTTGTAAGCGACACATGGGTTAGGCGCTTTAATACCTTGTCTGATCTGTGACTCCCTGTCAAGAGAGTAAGTTAACGATTCAGCCTTGGTAGTCATCAAAGGTAAACCCGAAGATTTGTCCTTCTTTAACGCCTTTTGAATCACTTCTTCATCACTGAACGGTTTGAGACATTCGACTCCTTTCGGCTTAGCGAATATTTTATAAGCCATTCTAAACCCGAATTCGAGATGTCGGTCCAGCTTGTTGAAATGACTCCAGTCTGTCGCATACCGCTGTAGCGCGGCATACAATTGCTGAGGCTCATAAACTGAGCGAGGCTCTTCTTCCCACGCGAAGCCCTGCTGCTCAAGAATCTCAGCCACGAAATCATCGAATACCACATGCGGGTTTGCAGTATTCATTTGGGAAAGGTACTTCCTTAAAGAAGCCCTGCGGTACGGTCCTCTGTCAACTAGCATGATACGTACCTCCTACTACAGTCGTGTGATTACGTCACCACTCGGCTAAAATAGGATGCTCTAATTATACACTGAGCAGTGTAGAGGGTTAGAATTTAATCTAACAAGCTAATTAAAGCTCCATGTGAATTAACACACCTTTCCGTTAGGACGGATTTG